AAAGTTTGAACTAACCGCATGGTGCCGGTGGTGCCCTGGGCGAGTAGGAACGATTCTCGGTTATCACGTCGATGTTGGATACATCGGATGTAACTAATTATTAACACCCTGTTCACAATTTATGATATGCCCTATGATACTATAATGGTGCAAGGAGAAACTTGTATCGAACATCAACCACGAGACGAAAGGACGAAACATTATGAAAGTTATCGCGAAATATGTGACCGTGGAAGCGGTCAAGGATAAGCAGGTTTTGACCCTGCTGTTTCTGGACTGGAACAGCAAGCGTGACTGTCTGGAAGTCGTCAAGGCTCACGGCATGAAACCGCTCACCTCTTCCAGCGGTTCCAAGGGCTTTGAAATGGAGCTTGAGGATATCAACCCTGAAACGCTCAAGAGCGAGTTGGGGGGCAATGATTCCTCACGATTTCATGTATTATCCTGCTGTACAGGATTTTTCTGATTTCTATAAGGAAAGAAAGGATGATTCCAATGACTGACCCTTGCACCTGCACCGGCCCTTGCGCCACGCCTACCAACGTTTCGCACGTCCTTCTTTATGAGGACGCGGCCCAGAATATTTATGGGCTTGTCTATGATAAGGACGGGAATCTTTTGAACATCGTGGACGGCGTGGGCAAGCTCGACCCCCTGCCCTTCACCGCCTTTGAAGAGGCGGCACGCCGTGGTTTCCCGTATGCGCCCCAGTGGTCTCCCTGCTGTCATGGTGGCAAGACCATGGAACAGCAGGCGGCAGAGCTGGAAGCGCAGAAACACCACATTGCCAGCATCTACACGAATCAGAGCCCCACGGCGCTTTTTCCGACCAACGGTGACAGCGTTGCAAAACAGTTCATGCTCCGTTGGATTTTCTGAGCTAGACACTACTTTATAATGAAAGGAAAGAATATCATGTTTAACAAGAACAAGAACAACCAGAACGCCGCTCCCGAAGTCGTTAAGTCCTATCTGTCCATTGAGGACGCAACCGTACAGGCGTGTCACCTCATTTCTGACCGGGTTTGCGTGTTCACGCTGAACGTTCTCGGTGCGACGTTCCTCAATCTGAAAGTCGTTAACGGCAAAAACGGCGAGTTTATCGCAATGCCGCAGAGCAAGGGCCGCGATGGCCAGTATTACGACCTGTACCGCGTGTACCTCTCTGAAAAGGACACTCAGCGCGTCATTGACGCAGTTGCAGAGCACGCAACGGCGCAGGGCGAAAAGACGGATTATAAGACCCGTTACGAGGTGTAAACATGAGCAAGCGCAACATTAAAAATATTGCGCTTGACCTATATGAAAGCGGTGGATGGGTCAATATCCCGTCCATCGCTTCTTTAGGTTGTTGGTGCAATATCCTTATTGGTAAACGTCAAGTTGGAAAGACCTACGGCACATTGAAATATGAGCTGAATGAGGGCAAGCGGTTCCTGTACCTACGCCGCACAACGACCGAGTTTGACGCTATCACCAGCGACCCCGACTTAAACCCGTTCTTGCCTCTGAGAAAAGAAGGTTTTGACGCGGATATTGTGAAGGGCGGCAAGGTCACCTATACAATAGGCCGGTTTGAGTATGAGGACGGCAAGCCCAAGCAGTGCCTAGAGAAATACGGAATTGGAATGACGCTTCCCAGTATTGCAAATATTCGCGGATTTAACGGTTCGCAGTTTGAGGACGTGGTTTTTGATGAATTCATCCCGGAAAGAATTGTTATCAAGCGCAAGGCAGAGGGCGACGCGCTTTTGAATGCCTATGTTACCATCAACGGAAACCGGGAATTGGAAGGAAAACCCCCGCTTCGGCTTTGGCTGTTGGCGAACGCTTTTGACATTGCATCCCCGATTCTGGTTGAATTGGGTGTGGTGGATGAAATCGCCAAGTTGTGCAGAACCGGCAAAGAGTGGACGGTAACAGAAAGCGGCGTGTTTATCGGTATGCCTAAATCGAGCGCTGTAAGTGCCAAGCGTGCGCAAACTGCATTCATGCGCCACATGATGAAAAACAAGGACAGTAAATTTTACAAGATGGCAATGGAAAATCAGTTTGCATATAACAATTTGGAAGCAGTTCGGGCAATGAATATCAAAGGCATGAAACCCCTGTATACCGTGGCCGGTCTATATGCGTATGTGTACGACGGAAACCACATATATCTATGCACATCCCGGCACGAAAGCCGGGAAGTTTACCCGGACACAAAAGCAGGGAAAACCGCTTTCCGGTTGCATCATCCATTCTTTGAGGCTATGTTAAACCTCAATCAGATTTGGTGTAGCGACGTGCCCACGTTGCTCAAAATAAAAGAATTCCTTGACATTGAGGATTAAACCGAGTATTATAAAGGTGCAGGGGCCCCCATAACTTAGACAGGCCGGAAGCCTGTGGGGTTGCATTTCTAAGTTGCACACCCCTGCTTTTATAGAAAGGAGTAGGCAATGCTTACATATTCATATAAATATGCCGCAGAAAAGCGGCTCTCCCCGCACTTTCGTGTGCGGGAATTCCATTCCAAGCACGACCCCAGCGACCTTGTGAAGGTTGATGAAAGGTTGCTCACCCTGCTTGAGCGTATCCGGGCCCATGTTGGTGCGCCTGTTCATATTAACAGCGGCTACCGCTCCCCGGAGTATAACGCGACGCTGAAAAATGCGTCTCCCCGCTCCTACCATTGCCACGGAATGGCCGCAGATATTTGGGTAGAGGGTGTGACCCCCACGCAGATAGCCAATATCGCTGAATGCTATCTTGGTAGCTCTGGCGGACTTGGTATCTATAAGACATTCACGCACGTTGACGTGCGCACCGGTTGCGCACGCTGGAAAGGAGCTTATTGATTATGGCACTCAGTATCAATGACGTTATCGCACTGGCAAACGCAGGTTTCAGCAAAACCGACATTGCCGCCTTTATGAATCTGGGAAACCCCCAGACCACTCCCCCCAGCCCTGTGCAGGTTCCCGGCGCAACTGCTCCGGTGATTCCGACCGTTCCGGCGACGGTTCCCACGCCTGCACCTGCCCAGCAGGCCCCGGCCACTCCCGACCTTGGCCAGCTGGTGGCGAGCCTTGCCGACCTCAGCAAGAAGGTGGATTCCCTCACCGTTCCGACCGCTGGCACCGTTGGCGCTCTTCCCACGGTTACCAGTGTGGAAGATATCATTCTGGGGGCGGTCAAGCCTGCCCCTGCACCCGAAAGCCCGAGCTTTAGTTTGGAAGGAGTGACTAAATAATGGCAAATCCGAATTTTCCCGAAAAGGCAGGCGCAACGGTTTTCCGTCCGCAGGACATTTATACCATTGCTAACAAACTGGTTCAGCAGGTGACCGGGCAGACGGCAATCTCTGCTGTTGATACTTCCAGTTTCATCAACGTGGGCCAGATGTGTTTGAATACCAGCAAAGAGGGCACGTTGCAGGCCCTTTATAACATGGTTTCGCGTACCATCATCACCACCCGCGCATACAGCGGCCGCTTTACCAGCATTGAGGCCACGTCGCAGGAGTGGGGCCTGTTCATTCGCAAGATTGCTTTCTTCTCTGGCAAGTTTGATGAAACCAAGTTTATCAACACGGTTCAGAACCCGGGCACCTTGCGCGACGGACAGAGCGTGGATATGTACAAGATTTCCAAGCGCTACCCGCTGGAAATGTGGTACACTGGGCAGGCCACGCTTGACCAGACCTATACCACGTTCCGCTCTCAGCTGACCACCGCTTTCACCAGCGAAAGCGAACTGTCGGCATTCCTTGCCGGTATCACCACGGAAGTTGCAAACGACGTGGCCCGCTGGAAAACTGCCGAGAATCGCGCCGTCGTGATGAACTTTATCGGCAGTCTGTACAACACCGGCAAGCCGGACCAGAAAGTCAACCTCACTGCCGAGTTTAACAAGGCACGCGGCACGGCCTATACCACCGCTGACCTGCTGACCACCCATTTGCAGGAGTTTCTTTCCTTCTTTGTCTCTCTGCTGGAAACCCAGACGGCCCTGCTTGAGGAAAGCACCGACCTTTATCATCTGGTTCCCGCCTGCACCGACGACAACGGCAACCCGCTGACCCTGCTCCGGGACACCCCCAAGAGTGAACAGAAACTGCTTCTGTACCAGCCTCTCATTAACGACGCGAAGTCGTGGGTGTTCCCCGCTATCTTTGGCCCCGGTTACCTGTCCTTTGGCAACTATGAGGGCGTGAACTTCTGGCAGAACATCAACGACAAGAGCCGCGTATCTGTTATCCCCGCCCAGTTCAACGTGAACACCGCCAAGCAGGAGACGGGTGACCCCGTTGACCTGCCCATGGTGGTGGGCGTGCTGTATGACCGCAGGGCGTTGGCGACCGTCTACATGATGGACAGTGTTTATACCACGCCTTTCAACACGAAAGGCGAGTACTACAACACCGAACATCATTGGAAGATGAACTACATCAGCGACCCCACCGAAAACGCGATTCTCTTCTATATGGAAGATGTGAAACCGTAACAGCCGCGAAGGCCCGACCGTAAAGGCCGGGCCTTTATTGTTAGAAAGTAGGTGAAACAATGGCACGAGGCGATTTTAACGGCGCAGTTCCCGCGCCCAGTGTAGAACACGGGTATCACTTCCACTTTGGGAACGTCGAAAAGCGCGTAAATTCTACCAAAGCATTTGATTATACCAAGCTCCCAGACGAGGAACGATGCGATTTCAAGCAGACCACCAGCATGGAGCGTCCCGTGATTTACGTCACGCTGAACAGCATCAACATTTCCCCCCAGTGGAATTATTGCCACTGTGAAGAAACCGCTACCTTTTACTGGATTACAGATATTTCAATCGGTATCCGAGGCAGAGGCACCGCGAACATCTGGCAGTTTGCATTGGAGATTGACCCGTTGGCGACGTACCGGGATACCATTCTCAAAACTGACGCGTTCATTGAATATGGTTTCAATCAAGATTCCAGCGGCGCGACGTTCCGTTTACAGGACACCCGGCAGGCGGTAGGAATGGCCCCAAAAATTTCCACCGTGTCCGCAGATATCACGGACGGAAATATTGATGCAAGCGGTGGCACCTTTGTCCTGTCCTGTGTTGGTAAGTCTGGCCTGCACTCCTATGCAATGAGTGCCGCCACGTTGGGAAGTCTGTTGACCGCAGTTTCCTTGACGTGGGAAACCCTTACAAAGCCTATGGTTCGTTGGGAATTGGCATTGCCGGAGTTTATGAATAAACTTTTGTTTGGTGGTAACGCCTTGGAATGCGTCCGCTCCTGTATTTGGATTCCCATAGCCTTGAACCGGTACGGCGCAGGGCGGCAGACAGAAATCACCTTAGGGCAGTTCAACACCACCGTTTTTGCACAAATCGTCACCCCTTCCAGCTCCCGGAACATTCACACGAGTATCAATATCCCGTGGCCCGCAGATGATTGGAAGCGTATGAATTGCCAATTGCAGTTATACGTTCCTTTCGTGGGCACTCTGGCGATTCCTGTTGACCAGTGCAACACTGCCGCAAGCATAGAAATTGACTGGTCGGTGTGTTTTGTGGACGGCAGTGTAACAACGCTGGTTCGTGCAGGGGAGTACACGGTATACGCTGGAAGCACCAGCATTGCAAGCCCCTACGGAATCGGCACCAGCAACATTGACCCGGTGCGTGCTCTAACCGGTGCAATCAATACCGTCACTGGTGCAATGAATTTTGGCGGTGGTTTGCTGTCCACCGTGGCAGGATTTGCAGGCGGTACGGCGCAAGCCGCGCAAGGTATGGCCCAAGTTGCGCAGGGTGTACAGCAAACAGTATCTCCCATTAACTGTTCTGCCGGAACCATGGGTGGTGCGTCGCAGGTTCAGTTGCCTTTGGAAGCAAAGTTGACCCTGCTGTATTATCCCCCGGTGGACGATGCAGGTTTTCAAAAGGTGTACGGATACCCGGTGATGAAAGTTGCAAAGCCTGTGCAGGGATACTGTAAGACCCGGGGGTTCTCCTGTGCTCCACTGAACGCAATGCCGGAAGAAATATCTTACATTAACGCCGCAATGGACAGCGGCGTATTTATCGAATGAGGTGATAATATATGTACCAATGTTATAGCGGATACTACGACGGCGGCACGCTGTGCGGGAATTTCGATGCAACGTTTTCCACCGATGCAATGACCTATTGGGAACGCTCTTTCTTTCAGCGGTTGCGCGGTCTCATTGAGTTTAACGGGCTCCCCGAGAACGGCCCCGGGCAAATCGGGTGGGACTACGATGCCTTTCTTTACCAGCTGTTCCGCACCGGCTTTGCGACCGTGTTCAAGTCGAAAACATACGGGCTGGTGGTACAGCCCGCATTCCCGACCGGTTACGGCCTGCAATACCAGCCGCGCGGGATGCAGATTTCGACGACGTTCTTTAATTTTCCGCGCCCTCTGGAAATCGGCAAAGAGTGCGCTGTGATAAAGCTTACCCCCGACTATCAAGGAACGTGGGACTTGGTGACCAAGTACGCAAGGGAAATGCAACTGGCAGAAATTGCTATTCGGCAGAGTGCAATCAATGCCCGTTTCGCATACGCCGCGATTGCCAAGGACGACAAGGGCGCAAGGACGATGAAAGGTATTTTCGACAAGCTGGCGAACGGTTCCCCCGCCGTTATCGTCAATGCCGATTTGAAACAGCAGTTGACCACCAAAGCGGACGGTGATTTTACTCTCCCCATTATGCAGTTTGACCGCGATTTGTCCAAAAACTTTATTCTCCCCGATTTGATGGAGTATCGCCGGAACATCCTGTGCGACTTTTACCGGGAACTGGGTGTTTCTGTTCAGCCCAACAAAAAAGAAAGAATGGTTGTAACGGAAAGCAAAGCGGCAGACGCGGAAACCTTCAATCGGCGCGAGGTCTGGCGCATTACGCTGGAAAAATCCCTTGCAATCGTCAATGAGATGTACGGCACCGATATCACGTTCAAGATGGTTGAGCCCGATTTCGACGCAGGCGAGGCCGACGAGACCGAGGACGAAAGGAAAGAGGTGGACAATAATGTTAGTGAATGAACTTGTTTCTTCTTGCAATCTGGAAGCGCTGTTGATGGCTGACCCCAATTTGTTTGCAAATATGGTTGTTCCCGAGGGCATGGAGAAAGCCGGAGTGATTCAGGCAATCCGCAGAGCCCACGGTCTGGCCCCGCTGTACCACCCTGACCCCATTTGGATGAAATCGGAATTGTACTGGTGGAGCCGGGAAAATCTCCCCATTTGGAGAAAGCTGTTTGCAACCACCCAGCTGGAATACAATCCCATCTGGAACACCGACGTTCACGAGCTGACCAAGGACACCACCGAGCGGGCCAAGGATACCGCAGAGAACACGGCCACCCACTCCCACGGTGGAGCCGACGAGCAGAGCCAGCACGCAGACGACCGCCACCAGATGGAGACCACCGGCAACCTGTACCATGAGGACACGAAAGCGGACGGTTTCACCACCGACAACACCGCAGGGCAGGAGAAAACGGTGGGCAGTACAGCCGGAAAAGAACATGGTTTCGCGCATACCCAGACCAGCGCAGACGAGACCCGGGACACAAAGGGCACCCTTGACCGGGATACTACCGGCACCCGGCTCACGACCCACGGTGAAACGATGACGGATAAAGTCAAGACCACCAAGGACAGCCAGACGGACGTTGAGGGCAAGGTTTCTGCCGAGAATGAGGCGACTTATCAACCGTTCGACGCTTCCACCACTATCTATAAGGAGACCGGCACCGCAGACGATACCCGCAAAACCGACTGGACGGAAACCGAGAACACCACCGGCACCCAAGACGACGTTACCACGGAAAAAATGACAGACCACCAAGAAACCACATCTGACACCGAGACCAAGCAGGACACCGAGGGGGTGACCACCGGCCAGCGGGACAGCATCGACCGGGCCCACGGCACTCACGGTGACACGGGCCGCACCGATGGACACGGGCACACCGAGCGGCAGGCCGGAGACCGTGGAACCGCTCAAGATTCCAAGACCGGCAAGCATGAGGAACACGGTCTTGCCGCTGTCACGGGCAAAGAATCCGAGACCGTGACCACCGTTCACGAGTGGAAGCGAGGCGGCAACATTGGTGTAACCACGACGCAAGAGATGATTGAGGCCGAGCGGCAAACTGTGCTTTTCAATATGTATCGTGTGATTGCGGATTCGTTTCACCGCGCATTCTGTCTTGACTTTTATTAAAGGGGGTGATACTATGGTATCGGAAATCATCGTGGCTCTTATCGGTGGGCTTGTGACGCTTTCGGGTGTCCTTATCGCAAACAGCAAGGCGCAGGCCGTCACCGATACACGCCTTGACGAGTTGACCCGCGAGGTACGCGAACACAACCATTTCGCCCTGCGCGTGCCCGTGTTGGAAGAGCAGATGAAAGTGGCGAACCACCGCATAGACAATTTGGAAAGGAAAGGTGATTGATATGAAAATCAAGCCCGCAACTGTTGCAAGAACTGCCGTTCTCGCTCTGGCTCTGGCAAATCAGATTCTCAGCGTTGCAGGTCTGAGCCCCCTGCCCATTGACAGCGCCACCCTTGAGCCTTGGGTGACCACCGGTCTCACGACCGCCGCCGCTGTTTGGGCATGGTGGAAGAATAACAGCTTCACCCCGGAAGCAATCCGGGCAGACGAGCTGTTGAAAGAAATGAGGGGGTGACTTTATGGATTACCCGTTTTGCCCGTCCCCGCCCTACGTCCCCGGTGACCCGGGTATGTACGACCTCAGATGGATGGTCTCCCAGATTCAGAGCTTGACCGCTCTGGTGCAGGGCATTGCCAAAGGGCAGGAATCTCAGGGCGGCAACATTACCGCGCTGAATTCCGCAATGGCTGACCTTGCAACCGCTCAGAAGTGTATCAACGACCGTCTGAACAACGGCGACTTTGAGAACGGCAAGTTTCTGGAATGGGCAGACAAAAATCTGCCCGCTATGGTCTGTGAAATGGTTCGCTTTGTGTGGTTCGGTCTGACCCCGGACGGTCATTTCTGTGCATACGTCCCCGCGAACTGGGGATGGCTGACCTTCAACACCGGCACCGATATCACAGAGCCGGAGTATGGTCATCTCATTATCACCTACTAAAAGTTGCTAAGGGGGAGAAATCCCCCAGAAAGGAGTACAACCATGAGTTGCAAGAATGATTGCGGTTTCCCCATCAAACCCGCTCCCTTTGCTCCGGCTGACCCCGGCCCCTGTGGGCCGGGCCCTTGCGGCCCCCATCATCCCCCGATGCCGCCCCGGCCCCCTGTTCCCTGTGGGCCCTGTCCCCCGTCTCAGTATATCGGTTCCCGGTATGTGCCGATTTTCGCTGACCCCATCGAGTGGGATATTCACCGCTCCTATGAAAGTCTGACCATTGTCACCCACGACGGCGAAAGCTACACCAGCAAGTGCAACGTGGGCCCTGGCATTGATATCACCAATACCAGATATTGGGCCAAGACTGGCGCATATAATGCGCAGGTGGAGCAGTATAAGAACGAGGTGAAAGACCTGTCGTCTCAGGTCTCCGGTTTTGCGTCTGACAACGCGGAATTCCGGGAGAAAATCGACCAGTTCACCAAGGACAACGCCGAGATGAAAAACACGGTGGCCGAGGACAAAGCCCGCGTTGACGCTCTGGCCGAGCGTGTGGCGACCGCCGAAACCGAGATCGACGGTTTGCAGGCCACCACCGCCCAGCACACCACCGAGATTGCCGACCTGCACGCCAAGGACGAGGATTTGCAGAGGCAAATCACCAGCAATGACAACGACATTGCCGCCCTTCAGGCCAAGGACACCGAGCAGGATTCCCGGCTGAACGGTATCGACACCAAGCTCAAGAGCCACGATGCCAGTATCGCCCAGAACACTGCCGATATCGCCAAAAACACCAAAAACATTCAGGACAATGCCGCGAACATCGCCAAGAATGCCCACGAGCTGGCCGACCATGCCGCAAAGCTGGCCGACCATGAGGGCCGTCTTACCGCCCAACATGAGGAAATCACGGCAAACCATGAGGCCATTGAGCGCCTTACCAGTGTGACCGATGGTCTCCGGTCTGACCTTACCGAGGATGAGGCAAAGATTGAGGCCAACCGCGACGCAATCGCCCACATTCAGGAGAAAGACGTTCAGCAGGACGGCAGGCTTGACAAGCTGGAAAAGTGCTGTGAACAGGCAAAAGCCCACCTCACCCAGCTGGACACCAAGACCGATACCACCAATACCGAGCTTGCCGCCGAGGTTGACCGGGCCAAGGCCGCAGAGCTGGCAAACGGCAAGCTGATTGCCAAGAACGCCGCAGAGCTGGCGACCCATGCCACCGAGCTGGCAGACCATGAGAAACGGATTTCCGCTCTTGAGGGCGACAACACCACCAACAAAAAGGATATCGCGGATATCAAAGCCAAGAACACCGCGCAGGATACCGCAATCTCCGGCAACACCGATGCCATCCAGCATCTGACCGAAAATCTGACCGGTTATATCAAAACCGAGACCTACACCGCAGGGCAGGCCGCACAGGATACCCGTATCACCGATTTGGAAAACGACAAGGCCGATAAAACCGCTCTGGGCGATTACGTCACCAAGACCGATTTTAACGCCGACCAGAAACGGCAGGACGACGTTGTGGGCGACTGGGAGACCGACCACCCGGGCCAGACCATTTCCCAGTGCGTCACCTCTCAGGAAACCGAGCTGGCAGAGCACGCAGGACAGATTGCCAAGCTGGAAGCGGATAAAGCTCCCGCGCTGGCACTGACTTCTACCAATCGAGTGAACATTCCTATTCCAACTATTGACTATGCTGTTAATACCCGTGGACGGAACCGGGAAACTTTTGCAATCTTTGGCCCGATGCCCTGGCCTGTTACCGGCTCTATGGAGTTGGTCACTACAGTCATTCCCGCGACCTATTACGCCGCTGATGGTTCTATTCTGGACACACGGAATTTGCCCATTCAGCTGCATTTTATTCAGGTTCACAATGACCCTGTTCCGGCAATTCCGAGTTGGTTTTTCTGGGAAGTCAAGACCACTTCTTTCTTCCACCCCGAAAATCTCCATCACATCGTTTACGACCTTGACCACGTTGTAATCAGGTTCGTAAAAGACACCGAACCGTAACACAACAAAGAGCCCCCGCTCACAACCAGAGCGGGGGCTCTTCTTTTTGTTCCATGTGGAACATTTAACCCAGTCGTTCCTCATCAAAGTTATTGATGCCGCTCACCTCATAGCGACGCGGGGTCATAACTATCCAACTAGCCGAGTGGGTGACGCGCTGGAAATCGTGGCGCTCTTTTATCGGGCTGTCGTGGTAAGAAAGCATCTGGCCCCCAGCATCATCAATAATAAGAAAGTCGTTCAGATTTTCAATATTATCTTTTAATGCCGCCTGTCCTTCTTTCTTGCCAACGCCTGCAATCGTGCTTTCTAGTACACCTTCACACGTTCGGGCCGCGTAACACTTGGCATGGAGAAAGCGAAACTCAGTATAACCATAATCGGCCTGTGGGTGTTCGTCCTCTGCTATCCCTATATAGACTTTCTTCCCGTTGGGTTTCGTGACCACCACCCCACGCTTCTCACACTGGGCCGCGACCTCTTGATTATAATGTTCGACCGCTGGAACCTTGGCCCCTTCAAATTTACAGCTGTCGGTATCCCAGTAAATAACCTTTTCCCAGCCTACTATTTTCAGCAGTTGCCAGAGCTTGAGCCGCGTCAAGCTGGCTGTCCACAGGCCCCAGAGAAATGGAAACTTTCCTTTCTGGCTCTTCTGTATCTCCGCAGGGGTTTTCTTTTCTAGGTTCACTTCCCAGCTCATACGCTCAAAATCAATGCTATCTCCGATTTCTGCCATGTATTCGTCTCTTATCGTCTTTTGGGCGCAGGCTCCGAAAATCGTGTTGACGCAGATTTTGGAAAACGCATAATCTGGGGAACCTTTCATGGTTTCTTTGATTTTGAACTTATCAAAGATAGCCATTCTGAAAGAATCGGGAAGATATCCGAGCCGGAAACAAAATCCCCGGTGCATTACCACCCGTTCAAAAGTGTATGCTTCTTTGAGACGTTGCCAGTCGTTAGAATCGCAGTACAGCAAAGTTTCATCTGCTTGCAAAACTCTGCCGTTGTCTTTGTTTTCGTCGTCACATTTGAGGCCCGCGCACTTGCTAACAGATATTACGGGGTCTGGGCATTCGGGCCGGATTTGCAGGCCCTTAATTGCTATCTCTGCAATCCATCCCATACCACTGGAAATAATGTTATCCATCACCGTTTGTGGCTGGCCTTGCGGTAGCATCATGGGGTGCCCCTCTGGAAACTTCCACAAGAGCTGTTGAGATGGGTGGGCGCTCTTGAAATCATAAGAGTTACAATTGCGGTAGGTCTGCCCAGCACGCCACCGCGTGCCGTGTGTGTCACCGCCTGCCATTGCTTTATATGCAATTTCCATTTGTTCCCGGTTGAGCTCAAGAGCTTGCATCTTTTGCAGTGTCCGGCTGTCCCCTGTAAGATGTTTATTTACCTCTTTGATAACAAGGGCCGTGTTTGTCATGGGAAGCGTTGCCGCGTTGTAATTGCGTTCCGCTTTCAAACGTTCGATTGCTTCCCACAGGCCTTGAACGTCATTGACGCAGTATGCAAATTCGGTATCATCAAGTGGTGTATCTGCCGTTCTATATACCGAATAATCCAAATCCCCCTTCAATTTTTCATGTTTACAACCTTCTGTTGCTCTGGCAAGGCTCTTTTGGAACAATTTCAAGCTGTCCCGGAATTCAATCCCGTTGTCGAACATGAGGTACAGGGGTTTCCGGCTCTTGGTGTAAAGGGCTTTGCAATCGCCCCACCGGTCACATAACATCTGAATAAGGTATGTATACTCATACCCAAGATTGTGAACGAAAACCACAAGGCGCTTTCGGTCTGTGATGCCCCACTTCTCAACCAGCGTTTCCATGATATCGGCCCAGTCCTCAAAGTATCGCGGCACGACGACCGCGCCACCGATGCACGTTTGAAATGAGTAGGCAAAACCGTCTGTATCGGTGTTGGTGGTCTCAATATCAAATGTACACGTCACATCAAGATATTTGGGTTTCGGTCTGGCATTCTTCTTGGTTCGCTCCTGCACGGTTTTGGGAGTGCCCAGCATAGCAAGAAATTCGCCTTTGCTCTCCGCTATCTGTTCACCCCTGCATTCTCGCATGATTTAACCCCCAAAATACTTTGCTAATATCTGTGCCGCCTGCTCTTCTGTTGTGATATTGAATTCACGGGAAAGGGCCGTTGTTTGGCTCTCCCCTGTCTGCTTTGCACGGTCTATTGCGTCCTTTGCCCGTTGCAAGAAGGGCCTGCCGTTGTCTGTCTGCAATAACGTGTAAACCACGTCGGAACCTAACGCCGCCTCAAGCTCTTTTGTCATGTACTTGTCAAACAGCTCTGAAAGCTCTTCTTGGGAACCGGTGAATCCCCGGTCTCTAAGAGATTCATAAACGTTCCGTTTCCATTCCTTGATACCTTGCATCGTGGACGTTTTGGAACTGAGGAAATCACGCAAACGCAGGTATTCGGCAACAAGTTCATTGCGTGTCATGCTTTTCACTGCTCCGCTGAACTTGGTGCGCCCCTGTGTTTCCAGCATCCCCAAGGCCCTCTTATAAATGCCCTTGGTTTCTCCGGCCTCTTCCAGACGTTTCAAGCGTCGGTTTGCCGCACCGGATGCACGCCTCACGATTTGTTCCAGCTCTTCCCGGGTGTAGCTTGTGGCATTCGGCCCCTTGGGCGCGTATGCTTCCCACGGTTTCGGCTGGTACGGTCTGCCCTTGCCGCCCTGCTTGCGCTTCTTGGGCGGCTTGCTGGCTTTCTTCTGTTGGAGCTTTGCCGCTTTCCTCTTCTTGGCCTGCTTCTTATTGCTGGCCTTGCGGGTTGCCGGTTTCTGTTCGCTCTTGGCCGTTGCACCAGCTGGCAGTTTATCAGGCTTTACAAGCCCTAACTGATTCTTTATTTTTTTCATGCGTCGTCCCTCACAAACTGCCGGTTTACTTTATCATAATGATACCCACGCGGCCACCGGAAATATTGGATTCTGATTGACCCGTTCTTTTCGGTCATGTACGGGTTGTTCCCGTTGGTGCGCAGGTATTTGTATAACTGCCGCACCGATTCATTGTTCATGCGTTGCATTGACTTGCCCAGCATCTTGTATGCCATCTGGGCCCCATTGGGGCCCGCTACGGGCATAACGTTACGCGGGTGCGCGTCCTTGGGGTCTATCCATTCGTATTCTAACAGATGTACGATTCTCATATTAAAACCATCCTTTCCACTCACAAATAAAGATTGCAATACCGATGATAAAGAACAGCGACGCAAGCAAAGTGATATGCAGGCATTACACCCACCCCCTTATTTCAACATCCTTGATAATATCATACGGTAAATCAAGAACCGTAACAATTGTACCGGTATACAGGTTTACGGCCTTATCTGGTGTTTCCAATTTCAAGAGAATCCCGTGCTCATTATCACGGCGTTCCTCTTCTGTGGGGTCTGCTTTGTATCGGAAATACGTTCCCGGAATGAGCAGGTTTGCAGGCACTCTAACTGTACGGTATTCAATATTTACTTTCATGTTAAAACTCCCCATCGTGATAATAAGCTATAATTTCGTCGTCTCCGGCCTTGCGGCCTCTCCGGGTGCAAGTTTCCGTTGCACGTCGGAAGATTCCCGCGCAGTCTCCAATGATTTTGAAGTAGTAAACAAACCGGCTTGTTTTGTATTCCTTATCGGGATGATTGAGCAAGAAGTTCTCAACCTGCTCAAAGTTGCTTGTCTTGCGAATGTAGAGAATCATTGTTGTGCCCCCTTTCCTCAATGTTTGCAACGAATTTGAATTTCTTCGCTCTCGCCTGTCTGTCGATTGTAACGGTAATGATGAATCACGATTGCTCCGTTTTCTTTCGTTCTGGTCTGAGTGTAACGATACTTCGGAAGCTCTACAACGTGCGAACCGTTGTATAATTCATTCCAATAATTAAAGCTAAGATAAACCATTTTCAAAGTCTGTTTCATTTATGTTGCCCCCTCTCATTAAGAATGCTTGAAGTAGTTGGTGTAAAACGGCTTTTGTTCGCCTACCTCATATACACAAATATATGTGCTGTCGCCGTGGTCTACCGCGTCATAATGTAAACCATTGGAATTTCTAACTGCTGTACCGGCCTTAGATGCTTTTTCAATCAGCTCAATAATAATGTTCATATCAATCATGGTATTTGTCCTTTCTCTATGGGTTGCGCCTTGTGTGCTTCCCTTCACTGTCTACATAATACCATAAAATTATTAACAGGATATGAACAACTAATGACAAATTAGTTACATCCGATGTATCCAACATCGACGTGATAACCGAGAATCGTTCCTACTCGCCCAGGGCACCACCGGCACCATGCGGTTAGTTCAAACTTT